GTGCCAATGATTGTTTCTACACCATTAAATGATTTACTAATAACTGATTTAAAGAAACCACCAAATATTTTTACAACTTTCAATATTTTTCCGATAAACCATAATTGTATTAAGTTCCAGATTAAAACTAATGCGCCTTTAAATACTTGTTTGACACCTTCCCAAACCAATTTCCACTGTCCTGTGAAAATGCCAGAGAAAATTTTAACAATACCTAGTATCACATCTAACGCAGCTCTAATGATATTTTTGATATTATTCCAAGTATCTACTACAAGAACTTTAATAAAAGGCCATACAAATTTCATTATGCCTAAAATGATATTCATAGCACCCTTAATTACTGGAACAAGAACATTCATAAATATTACTCGAACTAAGTTACCTAAATCTCTAAGGTTTGGTCCGATCAGTTCTTTAAGATATACAAAAAAGTCAACAAAGAAATTACCAATGTTTTTAAGTGCTTGTATAACAGTATCGCCATTTTTAGCCCAAAAATCTGTCAATTTTTTACCGATTTCTTTGGCAAAATTGAATATAGAATTAAAAGCATCTACAAATAATTGACGGATTTGTAACAATCTCATTGTCAATTTAGTTGCTGTTTCTTTTGGCATTATCTTTGAAAGTAAATCAAGTGTTGGTAAAAAGTTTCCAGACAATAATTGCTTCATTGCATTGAATATAGATTTCACTACATTCCACATTTTTTTGAAACTATTAATAACTGGATCTATTACAGAATTAACGATATTTCTAAATGTTTCTGATTTTTTATAAGCAACTACAAAGGCTGTTCCTATTCCTGCAATAGCTGCAACTGCGATACCAACTGGACCTGTTAATGCAGTCATTAAGCCACCAATTAAAGGTATCTTAGTAAGTAGTTGGCCTATCTTAGGTAAAATTCCTTTAATTCCACCATCAAATAGACTAAAGAACTTAGCACCGCCTTTAGTAGCATTTAACAATGTCATAGCTTCTGATATACCTACGATGCTATGTGCTAATACACCAGTTGCAACAATAAGTGGAGGTATGGCAACGCCTAATAAAGTGAATGCTGCGATTGCTATCTTAGTAGCATTACTTGTCCCTTGTAAGTGTTCGAATAGTCCAGTTAACTTATCTGCTAAGAATGAAACGATAGGCGCAACTGCATCTCCAATTGTTCTAGCAAAGTTGATGAAAGTATTTTTTAACATTTTCAACTTACTACCCATTGTTTCATAACGGATGTTAGCTTCATTAGTTAAAGCACTATTTTCTTTCCAACCTTCTGAGCCTGTTTTAAGTGCTTTATCTAGAACTTGATGATTGTTAGCCATACGTCTAATTGTGTCGGCTTCTCTTATTCCTTTGATGCCTACATCATCTAAGGCTTTTAATACACCTTTTGCGCCACCTTCAGTTTCGCCTAAACCTTTAACGAACATTGATAATGCTTTACTTGGGTTATTCTCCCAGATTTGTGCAAATTCTTTACCACTAACGCCTGCAGTTTTAGCGAAGCTATCTAAAGTGTCGCCACCTTCGGCAACAGCTTTGGTCATCTTATTCCAGATTTGTGTCATGGCAGTACCCATTTGTTATCCCAAAGGCTTTTTATCCTTTAGTTCTTATAGTTTCCTATAAGTTCAGCATACATTTTCATCCTCAACTAAATGTTAGGAGATGGACACTCGTGGAGTGATTATATTCTATTATTAGTTTCACACTCTATGCGTTACGGTTGTTAAAAATCTTTAATTTCTAACTTACCTCGGTATTGACTTGGATAATAGGTATAATAAAAAGACACCCTAAACTAAGGATGTCTTATATTTTAAATATTGATCTACGGTATTATTGCCATAGCCATATCTTTTATGAAAATTAGAATGACATTCAGCACATAAAGTAACACCGTTTTCTAATTTGTATCTTTCACTTACGTATGCATCCCATGAATTTAAATGATGAGCATTTAAATCGTCGCCACGTTTTTTGCAAATATCGCAAGTAAAATTATCTCTTTCGAAGATTTTTAATCGCCATATTCTAATCTTTCCATTTTGCATATCTCTTTTCATTCTATCTTGAGGAGTAAGTAAAGGATTATACTTCCAATGATTCTCTCCACTTCTATTTATTACATCACACTTCGGACACCTTTTGCCTGAAAGTATATCAGTTGGTGCCGTATTATAATGACTGTAATTGCAGACTGGAGAATTGTGTTTTATCACTACTTTTGAATGAGCGCCGTTATATTCTGAAATCAATTCGTATTCCCCGTTATACATTTCTTCTAATTCTTTTTTGAATTGTTCAGTTGTTTTCTTTAAATTACCGGCACATTTAGGACATCTCCTACCTTGTATAAAGTGACTTGGTGTCCCTCGCCATTCATAACCACATTTTTTATGTTTTAGTTTTACATGTGTAGCATCATTTATATACTCACTCAAAATTTCGTATTCATCATTAGAAAGTTTTTTTACTTGTTCTTTAAATTGTTTGGTCGTTTTCTTAAACTTCCCATTACATAAAGAACAACGTTTACGTCTTTTAAAATCAGCAGGTCGGATATAAAATTCTCTACCACATTCGACGTGATACATAAGAATTTTATTCTCGTTATTTTCATACTGACTTCTAACTTCAAATTCATCTCCAACTAATTCATAGACTTTATCAACAAACATTTGATGTGTCCATTTTTTAGCCATTTTCACAACCTCCCAAAGTTGTACCCATTTATTTTTTAAGAGGGAAGGTGGTTGGGTTCCACTTTTCGAGAGCTACTCTATCCCTCAATACTATTATACCAAATTACCTTTAGTTTTTACCGATTTTGCCCATTTTTAAGCTACAAATCTCTTTGTAGTCCGGCGGTATTGTTCACCGGCTTCTGCCTCGATTCCTACTGATGACATCGCTGCACTGACTGACATAATTTCATCAGAACTAAAACCTGCTTGTGCGCCTGCACCAGCTAAACGTTGTGCCATTTCAACAATTTCTTTTTCGGTTGTGGCTGTACTATTACCTAAAGCAACAACAGTTGAACCTAATCTATCTACATCTTTGATTGGCATATTTGCAGCATTAGCAAATCTTGCAAACTCTGTTGCTGCTTCATCTGCAGTAAGATTTGTAGCTACACCTAAGTTCATCATTGTTCTAGTGAATGAAGTGATATCTTGTTTCTTGATACCTAGTTGCCCTGCAGCTTCTGCTACTCCTGCTATTTCTGTTGCAGCGAATGGCATTGTATTACTCATTTTAGTAATTTCATTGCCCATTTTATTTAATTCGCTACCACTCATATTTGTTGTTTTGGCCACGCCTGCTAAAGCTTGTTCCCAATCAATAGAAGATTTAATAGCTGTTCCCATACCCGCAACTGCTGGCATAGTCATATAAAGCATTGAAGTAGATCCTACACTTCTCATAGTAGAGCCTACATTTCTAATTGAATCTTTATACTTATTAACACTTTGAATACTTCTACCAAACCCACTAGATGCTAAACGTTGTGCATTCCGTTGTTCTGTTTCTAATTGCTTATAACTTTGTGTTGTTTGGTCTAGTTCGCTTTCAAGTTCATTCATCTTGATTTTTTGTTGAGTGATAGCACTAGATAATTCTCTAGCTTCTTGACTGTCGCGTCCTTGTGCAGTGGCTACATGGTTGTATTGTGCGATTAATTCTCTTAACACTACACGTTGCTCTGACATGTTAGTTTTAAGTGTGTTTAAATGATTACCATAGGCTTTTACACTTTCTCCTGCACGAGCAAGATTACTTCTTGATAGTGATAGAGTATCGTTAAATTGCGACATCTTCGCTCTAATTTGAGCCATAGAAGAGATGCCTTGTTTTTGTTCCATTTCCAGACGATTATGTGCTTGCGTTGTTTGATTTAATTGAGTATTTAACTCTTTTAATTTCAAACGTTCTTCAGATAATTTTACATTAAGCTGTTGTGCTTCTTGACTTGTAGCACCGTATTGTTTTTTAGCAAAGTCATACTGTCTTGATAAATTTTGAACAATAAGTTGCTGTTGTTTCATTCCGTTGTTTAATTCAGAAATACGCGCTTTATAAGCTTGTGCAGTTTGCCCACTCATCTTGAATTTATTAGCACTAATTGTTAAAGATTGTGCTACCTGCGACATTTTTTGTCGAATTTCAGACATTGAAGCAGTTAATGTTTTTTGTTCAAATGCAAATCGTTTAGCTTCCATAGTCGTTTTATTATATTGATTGTCTAGTTGCCCTAAAGTTGCTTTTTCCTGTAAGATTTTTTCTTTTAACTCTAACGCTTCTTTACTCATAACACCTTGTTCTCTAGCAACCTTTTGATAACGACCTTCTAATACTCTAATTGTATTTTGATGTTTTTGAATAACTGTGTTTAATTGATTTAAATAATTCTTATAACTACTTGTAGATTTTTCTGTACTTTGAAATGCCATATTCGCAATGTTAAGCTGACGTTTCATTGTACCTAGAACGTCATTAATCTTTTTCATTGAGAAAATTGTTTGTTTAGTCGTTGTACCGAATTGTTTCATCTCTTGTTCAGTTGAATTCAATTGTCGTTGATACATTTGTAATGCTCTGTGTTGCTTACTGTATTCTTGACGTAACTTTTCGGCTTCAACACTAGAACGTTGTTCTTCTAAAGTCATTTTCTTTAACTGGTTAGAAATATCTTTCATAGAATTTTCAGTTACATCAATCGCTTTAGTTAATTCTTTCGTTCTTGTTGCATAAGACTGCATGTTTTTCTCTGAATGCTTGAAATTAGCATTAGATCTACGCATTTCTGAATCTAATGTTTTGAATTGCGCTCTTATTTGTTTCATTGTACGTTCAATACCAACATCACGCATATTCATTAAGATTGACAAACCTTTAAATCTTGATTCAGCCACTTACTGTCCCTCCTTCCTTATTTAGGTATAAAAAAATAGCCTTAGTACCAATGACTAAGGCTACAATGCAGAGAATAGCGCATCGGCTTTTTCATCAGTATCAACAGTGTTTAGATGACGTTCATCTAAAATTTGAAGTATATAATAAAATGGCATTTCAAGAACTTGGTTTGCTGGTGTACCATTTTCCACCATATCTTTTACAACTTTATCCAAATTCTTCAACATGCCATTGTAAGTTAAATCTTCTTTTTTTAATTTGTTTAGCTGATGCTCTGAATAAACTTTTTTGTTTCCTCGTCTTGTTGGCCATTAGCAATGAATTGTACTTGTTTTTGTAATGTTTCAAGTGCATCAGGCGCATGTAGACGATTTCTAATATCTTTTGCAGTAAATTGTTTACCATAAATTTTAACTACTACATCAATTAATTTATCTAATTGTTCTTTGAATGATAATTCAACTTCTCCATTTTCTGCTTTCTCTAATTCAGCCATGATATCCACTGATTCATACAAAACATCTAACGGAATAAAATGTGGTGTTAAATATGTTTCTAATTTAATTTCTTCTGCTTCTGGGTTTTCTACTAAACGAATGTAGTTACGTTTTAATTTGTTTGACATGTCTTAATATCTCCTTTTTATTTCGAAATAAAAGGACTGCTAAATGCAGTCCTAAAGATTAATTTATTTATCTTCAACACGTTCAAAGAATGGTAATTCATAACCTTTTTTCTTTAAACGTTTTTCAAAGTCGTCGACTACTTTTACTTTTTCTTCCACAACCTCATCTTTACGATATTCTTTACCAGTCTTAAGGTCGTTAGCATCTTTCAAAACTTTATATTGAACCATGAATTAACACTCCTTATGCAGAAGCAGTGTCTACTTCTGTTTTACTGTCATAAGCACCATTTAATAATTCTTCGAAGAATGAATCGACATTTGCACCTTCACGAGAACTATCGAATAAAATTTTACGTTTACCGTCAGCCACACGGTGCATTGCAGTACCTTCAGATTCTTCTGAACTGAATTCCCAATCTTCTTCGGCAGTTTTACCTTCTAAGTTTGGATCAGCGAACATAACTTTAGTTAAACCAACTTGTTGATAAGAACCATCGCGACGTTCACGTTTAAACCATACTGCTACGTAGTTATTTTGTTTACCACGTTTTTCTGCGTACACTCCGTTTTCATCGTAAATTTCATTGAAAATTAATTCACGAATTTCTTGAGGAAAAGCGTGCATTGTCATTGAAATTTTACCTTCACCATCAGTAGTACCTGATTCAATGATTGAACCGTCAGCGTAAGCATTAGCAATTTCTCCGCCAGTTTCTACTGAAATTTCTTGTAAACCACGAGTTTGTGTTACGTTTGAATATTTGATAGTACCGTCTAATTCATCTGTTTCTAATAAAGCAAAACCTAAATCTTTAATGTTGATAAATGATTTTGGTGTTTTAGCATATTTAACCATTTAATTTTCCTCCTCATAAAAAATTGCTTCATATCGTCTTGTTGAGCGATACAAAGCAAATTCTTTGTTATATTCATTTCCTAAATTACTTACTTGCCCTGCTTTCAATTCTTTCCAGAGCAAATCACTAATACGTTGTGATATTTCGTTTCTTCTTAATCGTGCATTGTAATCTGCATTAGCTTTCACAAATACATCTATTTGAACAATATAACTATACGCTGCACGTTCTCCGTCATAATGCACTTCGGGAATAGGATCATCAAAGTCATCTAATACGACATAAGGCTTTGTGATGTCTTTAACGTCAGGATAGTCATTGAACTTTACATTCTTGATATCTAGTATTTTCATTAGTTTTTCGTCATCTTTTAGGACGTTGTATATTTTATTTAATATATCAATCATAGTAACTTCTCCACTTCTTCCTGCACCGTTTTATAAAACTCTTTCTCAGCTGTACGCAATGCTTTATCTATCGCACCAAAACCTTTAGGTCGAATAAACTTACCATTTCTAGCGTGAAAGCCTTTCTCGTTTAAATGAACAATAGAATATCTATGATGTGGCCCTTCCCAATATACTCGAACAGAACGAACACCTTTATCCCAATAAGGCGCTGATAGCTTAGCCTCTTCATACTCTGCGCCAGTATCTCTAAAGTAACGAATATTACTTTTGATAGCGTCTAAAACAATATTTCCTGCCTTAATCAACGCCTTATCTATGATTTTGTTCATTCTTTGACGACTAAATCTATTCTCCAAATCTTTTTGAAGTTGTTTTAATCCATCTGCACGAATACCACTAAAATTATTACTCGCCATTAGATACCACCCCTGCAGTTAACATTAAAAATTGTTCGTTCTCTACATCAGGTTGTACTAATTTAATATTCAAATCTTGATGAATATATGGCGAATCTATTGCAACGTAATGTTTTTCGTTTGGTATATATTGCCCATGTGTTTCACGTATAAATATCTTCACATCATGTTCTGTACCATTTGCAATTGCTTGTTGTAATTCAGTCATTTTCCACTGTGGAACGTATGCCCAACAATGATATAAAACTCTTTTACGTTTCACACCTGCTTCTGGTCCTTCATTCTCTTGATACTCATAAAAATGAACACGCGTATTTAACTTTTTTGTTGTAATAAATGGTTTTTTAAATTTACTTTTCATTTACATCACGCTCTCTTAATGTCAAAAAGCCAAAGTGTAACAAATCATCTTGATAGTTATCGTTAAAGAACTCTAATAAATCTTCATAATCGTATCGAGCGCGTGCAAAAACTAAGTTTTTACCGTTTAGATTACTATTAATATCAAATACGCCAAAACGTGTTTCTAAGTTCTCGTAAGACATATTTAAAACACGTAATAAGTGTTCATCTTCCGTATCATGAGAAATCTTAGTGTATTCTTTAAATTCATCTAAAATTTCATCCGATATCTTAACACTTGGCATTAGTATCAACTACTTTCTTAGGCTTGTGCTGCACCGTCTGTAGTTCCACCAGCAGGAGTTGAAGTACGAACTGCAGTAGATAATTCTAAATCATATACGCGTGATGCATTATTGTCAGCTGGTTGACCATAAGCAAAAGTTTTAGCAGTGTATAAAATACAATCTTCTAAAGCTAATGTTTCGTTGAATTTCTTAACTGTTAATCCGCCACCACGTACTGCGTCATAACGATCTGATACAAATGCAACTAATTTATTTGTTGGAACAAATTCAGATGATACGATTTGTACGTTATAAGGTAATACTGTTACAAAACCACCATTAGCAGTTAAGTAAGTGTAACGTGCTTGTACATCCCATGAATCTTGTGGGTTAACTACTAATACAACTTTACCGTCAATGTTTACTTCTTTACCGTTTTCTTTAACAGATAAGCCTTTTAATACGTCTTTTAATTCATTTACCGTTGTGTCTGCATCTGCAAAAGTTAAAGTTCCAGATGCTGTTTTATCAACGACACCGCCATTTTCTTGGATATCTTTCATTAATCCAACTGGTTGGTCTTTAGATGCACCTTCACCTGTTAAGAATACAGCTTCTAATGCTACTGAAATAGCTTCTTCGATTTGAGTACGAACAAAACGTTCTACCCAGTTAGGCCCGAACATTTTTAAGTCATCTGGAATAACTACGAAACAAGTTAATTTAGATTGTTTAAATTCTTCTTCATCAAATGCTGCATCTAGTTGACCTTTGATTTCACCAAAGATTTTACCCCAAACAGCTTGACCAGTTGGTTCTGCTTTAATGATACGTGTTACTAAACCTGCGTTTTGAATGTTGATTTTTGAAAGTAATGGATGTTCTGATTGTAAATCATCAAACACACGTTCAATGACTGTTTCAGGTAATAATTTTTCTTCTTTATATCCTACTTCTGTATTGATTTCATTAAAGAATTTACGTTCTTCTGAAGTTAAAGGATCTTGTGAACGTTTAGCTAAAATACCGTTGTCTACTACGCGATTATTTACTTCTGCTGAAATTTCTTCTTGTAAATCGTTTGATAATGCATCAAACATTTCTCCAAATGCTTTTGATTGTTCTTCATCACTTGCACCATTGCGAACTAACTCTGCAAAGTGTGCTTTATGATCTTGATAGTTTTTTAATTTCTCTCCTACTTTGATAGGCATTAATATTCCTCCTTAAATTTATGCATAAAAAATAGCCATTAACATCAATTGCTAATAGCTACTTAAAATGCAAATCTTGAAAATTTATTTTCTTTTGGTGGTGGATTAGTACCTCCACCTTGGCCTTTGCCTTCATCGCCTTCGTCCTCGCCCTTTTCTAATTTATCTAGGCGTGACTTAATGTTTTTGACTTCATTTTCCAAATCTGCAATACGTTGTTCATTTGAATCATCACTTGAAGGTTCATCTGGTGTTCCTTCTTCCGCTTCATCAATCATAGAATTAATGATTTGTAACTGTTCTTTCAATTTTGCTACATATTTTGAATTCCCCACGTTTTTTACACCTTCTTTCTGCTTCTCAACAGATTTACGAGATGATTTCTCATCTGCAAAACCTTTATTGATTGCTTCATCTGCAGTCAACCATGTTTCATTAGTGATTAGATTAACAATCTCATCACGATCTAAACCTGTTCTATCGTGATATATATCAACAATAGATGTATCAATTGCAGTTAAAGCGTTCAATGTTTTCTGAATGTCTGATTTGTTACCAAAAGCCATTGTAGAAGCCTCATGTACCATCATATTTGCGCCTGTTCGGATGATAATCTTATCTCCTGCCATTGCAACTAATGATGCCGCACTTGCAGCTAATGCAGTGACTTCAATTGTAATGTGATTTGATAAGGACTTTAAGTAATTATAGATTTCTATTCCTTCAAACACATCACCACCGCCAGAATTTAAGCGAATAACAATATCTTCTTTAACATTATCAAGCGAATCTTTCACAGCTTTAGCGCTGATAGTGTCGTCAAGAAAAGATAAGTTAGCAATAGTGCCTGACAATGTTAAAATGTGCTTGTTATTCTTAGTTTCGTTTCTAAAAACTGGCGTGACATTTCTTACAATCGGATTACTCATTATTAGTCTCACCTCCTCCAACTGGTGAAACTGATTCATAGTTCTTAGTCAGTACATATTCGTCTAAATGTTCATCGTCTCCTGGTTCATCACCAAGCATGACGCGTATCTGATTACCAGTATATGTACCAGAAGAACGTAACTTATCGATAGCTTCTGCTAATTCAATTGGATTTTTCTTATCTATACCGACAATTTCAATACGTTTGTTATCTTTTAAATATTCATCTTTAAAGAATAATTTAGCGTTTAACTCACGTTCTAATTTTTTAGTTAACGGTTTAAAACAAAATTGATTAGTTGCTTCAATCGCTTTTTCTAAATCTGCATTTTCTCCTAGAATTAAAGAGGGTGCTACACCTATGATACGTGCAATATATATGAGAATATCTTCAATCGCTTGTCGTAACTCTTTGAAATCTGAACCATTCGCACTAGAATTATTTGTTGAATGTTCTTCGTACTCTAAACCTTTGGTTAAAGGTACAACTGCAACTTGGTTTTTCTCAAAAGTGTTAAATATCATATCAATATAATCTTGGATGGCTTCCGTAGACAACGTTGTAGTATCTACATTCAAAATACCTCGTATTTGATTTTTCTTGAGTTGCATATTTAACATACGGCCAAATACTTCACCATAATCTTCAAATAGTCCTAATGAGAATTTATCTAATTTTTCATTGGCATATTCTAAATAAATCACATCATCCATTGAAAAGTAGCGATTATATTTATAATCATTCACCATAACCGAATTAAAACGATGTGGTAATAGTCCTAATTCTGTTTCATGTTCAAAATCATCTGCCACATACAAATAATCATCATCTGATTTAATGATTAATGCTTCATTATCAACAAGAAGTTTATAAATGAATTTCTGCCAAAACTGTGTAGCGTTTTGGTTAGGATTAGGTCGAACGTTCAATAGATAATATATATCATCTTTAGTGACATGATCGTTTTCTTTTACTCTAAATTCAGATTGAGCGATTGTTCTTGCTACATATTCAACGACCACATTTAAAGCCATTCTTTTAATGTAGGCTTTAGAACTTGTATCTTGTAAAAGTTCTAAGTCATACATCCATGAGATTTCTTTATTCTTTCGGAATAACTTATCGAACAGTCCCATAGCTTACTTCCTCCTTCCTTTAAAATCTCAAGCTTCTTAACAGATTGATTTCTTCTTCTAAATTAGAATCTTTTAAATCATCTGCTCTATACAATGCATGTATAAAAGCTTGGAAACCGTCAGTTTTACGTCTTATCGGTTCTTTCTTTTCATACTCTTTGTTGCCATCTTTACGTATCTTAACGGCAACATTTTGCGTGTACCAACGCATTAAAGGGTTATCACCAAAGATGAGATGATGTTGTGCGAACATATCTTCAACTCTTGGTGCAAGTAAGGACTGAATAGCACGTGTATTTTTTATCACTTCGTATTCGATACCTGCATCTTCAAATAGAGGTCTAAGTAAATCCATTCGGAAGTTATCAGCTACAACTTTTTGTAATCCATAATTCTTTTGTGCTTCAATAAACCAATCGATGATATGTTTAGGGTTTATCGTTGGCTCATCTACAATAGTAAGTAGTCCTTTTTTCTCCCATTCGTGAATAGGTGGCTTTAATTTGTATTTATCAAGAAATTCTTTTCTGGCGAATGAATGAGTTTTCCAAATATAATCATCACCCGATCTAAACAGTAAACCAACTGCTGCAAAGTCTTTTAAACTTGCATAGTCAAGTCCACCAATACATTCATTATTTTCAAGTGGTGGAATAGGTCGATTAGTTGCCATAATGTCATCCCAAGGTGCTACAACACTTTGTGTATCTGTTTCAGGCATGTTCATTCGTTTAGTCATAAATTCTGGTCGATTAGATGGATTAAATTGAAGTCCTAAATATTGTTGATGAACTTCTTTGAATAATTGAGAGCCATATTCACTTTTAGGACTTTCAAACATAGGATTTGCTTTTTCCCATAAATCTGGTTTATCTATTTCTTCTTTATCATCAATTTTACAGATAAAAGGGAACAATCTATCTTCAGGGTTTATACCTTTTAATACGTTGTCTGCTCTTTCTTTTAATCTATCCAAGAAACCTTCTCTTACATATCCGTCAGTACCGATATAGAAAGTACGTGGATGTGCAACTTTACCTAGCCCACTTCGTTTGATATTAATGATTGTATCTTTTTCATAAGCATGTACTTCATCAAAGAAAATACAACCTTCACGAGCACCATCTTTCGTTTTCTCATTAGATGTATCAAATAAAAATTGTGATTTAGTGCTTGTTCCTTCCACATAAACTTTGCTTAAATAAAAAGGGTTATTAGGTCGCTCACCTGTAATATATAAATTGTTACTTTCTATCATTTCATAGATTTCTCTAAAGCTTACTAGTGCTTGTTTCTCACTATTAGCTACTACTGACATATTATATTTAGGGATACCATGTAATGGTGTCATAAAGAATGCTGCTAACGTACTAATGTAGCCGTTCTTACCACCACCACGAGCCATTGATATAAAGAATTCTGAGAAATAAGGCGTTTTGGTATCTTTCTCATATAAGAACACAAAACATGAAATGAATTTTTGGAATTCTTGTAGTTTAAAAAACCATTTCTCACTAAATTTGATATAATCTTCTATTTTTTGATCATCAAAATAAAGGTCATCGCGTTGCAAGATATTATCTTCTAAAAAAGATACAAGTCTAACACGCTCTTTGTTAAAGATAACGTTGCCTGATTTGTATTTTTCTATATAATCTGTAACATACTTAGGTATCTTCATGTTAAATCAGGTCCTTTCGCTTGTTCTTGCTTACGTCTTTCTTCGGCTTTTCTTTCTAAATGGAATGATTTCTCTAGTGCGAGTAATGATCCGTTTACTTTATTCTTTTCTGCGATAGCTGGATTAGGTTTAACATATTCTTGAGATGCATTTTTAACTACCGTTATAGGTCCAGATTGTTCGATATAAATGTCCAAAGCATAAAATAACTTTAATAAGTTAATATATCGTTCTACTTTTTCTACTTCTATGTCATTATCTGCATCTATCTGCTGCAATAAGTAATCTTCAGAAGCATTGATTCGCTTAATTTGGTTAGAAGTTAATTTGTCTTTAAGATATTTATCTTTTTTCAACCCCCTCCCCCCTTTACATAATTTTTTATTTATTTATTTTTTTAATTTGTCAAGCCCCCTTACGTGTCTTTTTGAAAGATAAATCCGCGGAGTTGACCCAAGCGCCGGTTTCCGCGAAGCCTTTTGTGACGCGGTTTATTTAGGCGGGGGGTATTTGACACTTTTTACACTTTTGTTTATTTTAATTAAATAATATTTTTATACAATTTTTGTTTTACCAATTTTCATCATTAAATTTATTCTTTCTGTTGTTTGGATTATGTTCAAATCTCCCATGACGTTTGTTGTGATGAAATTTGCATAGCGTTCTTAGATTAGAAAGTTCATACGCTAAATCTGGTCGTATTTCTAACTCTTTGATATGGTCAACTTCTAGTGATTGTTTCTGATTAATCGTCAATCTACCTTCTGCATTACACATGACACATTCAAAGTGATCTCTTGCTAATACCTTTAGTCTTGTCTTACGCCACTTCGCATTAGAGTAGAAACTTTTATTCTTTGTGCGTTGTTCTATATAGTCTGCATATGCTTTACTCATCTTCATTAACTCCAAACAAAAAGACACACCACCTATGTGATGTGCCTGTATATTCATATCGTGTTAACTCAATTATAAAACTTATATAAGTATATTAAAAATTAGTGTTGATGTTGCTTATCTTGTTGATGTTGTTGTTTGTGTTGATGTTGTTGTTTGTGTTGTTCTTGTTGATTGATATAACTGTTCACAATCTCATCTATTCTTTTGTTTAAGTTATCTCTACCAATCTTCATAATCTTTTTGACTTGAGTGAAGTTCTTTCCTTTCTTAAACTCATATAAGATATTAAGATTCATATCATCATTTATCTTATGTTCATACTTATCTATGAACTCTACAACTTCTATATGTTTGTACAACACTCTGTACAATGTGTCATTACGTGTGACGATATTCAATACCTTATTTGAAGTATGTCCTTTACCTTTAGGCATAGTAGCTTCTATACCGTATTGAGCAGTACCATTACTTTCTTTGGTATATCCTTCATCCACAAGTCTGTTTCTTCGCCAGTGATATTCAAATATCATATCCCTGATTTGTTCGTGTGTGTACAAGTGATTACCTCCAGTTAATTAATATCGCTATATTTACTAAAGAAATCTTTAGCATCAGAAAATCTCACTACATAATCATATAAACTTTCATCGAAGTATTTATAAAATATAGCACCAACTGGATAGCTAATCTTACCTTGAGTTTCATTTCTTATAAGCCTTTCTTGGTCAACTATATCTATACTTAAAGAAACACGCTCCCCCAAAAATTCACCGACTTCTTTAAAATTCTCTCTACCTTTAAATTCAATGTACTCTACTTCTATAGGTTTCTTATAAGCTTTCTTAATCATTGTATTACCTCCATTACTTAAACTGTTTCTTCGTTCTCTCAATCTCGAACTCTACATCTTCTATATCGCAATCTCTCACGTACTTAGTAAACAGATACACATTCGTATATCTCTGTGCGTCTAACTCCTGACGTAACACTGTGTTGTTACCTATCGCTATAAGTAGAAGTATGCCGAGTATAATGGTTAATGCTATCCACATAGGTTACAGCTCCTCTACGTAAGTATTAAGTGCTACAACTTTGAAATCATACTTTGTCGCTTCTGCACTAGCTTCTTTATGTGTACGATATTTCTTTGATTTTAAAATATCATCAGTAGTTTCCATCACTCTTTCTAACAGTACATGTTCTGCTTGAATTTCAAATATATCTTGGAAGTATCTACCGCTTTTACTTTTTAGTGCAAATGATTGTTTGATTGGTATTGACCCGTTTTCTTTTTCAGCATCTAACCATTTGTTTACGTCTATTTTATGCTTTTTACTAACCTTATGTTTTGATGTATTTATTAATGCTCCCTGCATCATTGGTTCTTTAGATTGTAAATATTTATATAAATCATTTTCAGCTCTTACTTTTTCTTTTCGATAAGATTGAGTTTCTTCTCTAGCTTTATCTAATGCTCTTTCAGACTTTATCCATTTATATAATGTGTATGCCCATATAAGAAATAAAATGATTACAGGTAGCCAATATACTAAAACCACTACTCACTCACCTCTATTCTGTTCAAGTCGTATTGATCCCACTCACTAGCAAAGTCCTTAGGTGCAGTATCAACTTCATCAGGCTTATATTTGATATATTCACATACTTTAATAAGTGAGTTATATATAATGATTGCTGCTATTGCAGTTAAAAATGTTTCAACGTATTTGTTCATAATGTATCGTTTCCTTTTGATATGTTTTGATATACTTAAATTACTTTTTATAGAAAGTGAGGAACTTTAAAATGAGTACTCCTATTAGAGATATAGTTAAAGAAAATCTTTCTAAAGATAAAGGAACAATATTGGTTACTACTAACGGAAAAGAATATCCTGATATTGATATTGTTTCTGAAAATAGTGAGTTTATAGTTATTTATCCAATTAAAGGTGTAACTGAAAAACAAACGTTGATTTATACTAAAGATATTGAAAAACTTAAAACTTTTGACTATGAATAGAGGGCTTTAATGCCCTCATTTTATTTTCCTAATACTTCCTTAACTTTCTCTAAAATGTCCTTACTCTTCAAGGTCCGCTTCTTTGATGAACGTTCCATTGATTGTCTTTCCTTTTCTCCCTTTAATTTCGTCATATGCATACTGTAAACACTCCTGTAACGTCATTCCATGCTGTTGTGCCAAAATAATTAATGTAACGACTGTATCGCCTATCCCATCTTTTAATGCATCCATTTGCCCACGAGATAACGCTGATGCAATTTCGCCTGCTTCTTCATAGAATTTAAGTGCTTGTCTATCTGAATTACCTTTGTGCAAATCTTTATCAATACTCCATTGTTGTACTTGTTCTACTAATTTATCTAATGTCATTTATTGTTCCTCCAAATCACTTGATAAATTTTTGAAATCGTTAGTGCCATCTAATTCACACATAATTTTGAGAACAATCCTATAAGCCACATTCATGTATTTACTAGGAGTATCTTCTTCAAAATGGCAACCAAAAGTAACCATTTCACGTAGTTCGTCTTTCTGCTTATCCCACGCCTCTGCTTTCTTTTTTATCTCTGCCATATCATTGATGAGTTCATCACGTTGCTTTTTATAAGCGTTACGTTCTTGTTTAAGGTTGTGATTTTCCCTCGCTAAGGTTGATAACTTATCTTCTAAATCTTGATATTCTTCTAATGTCATTGTTACTTCTGCCATTTACTCGTCCTCCGATAATCTTTTTGTTTCTACTGGTCCGTACTCATTTTCTTTATTAACAATATCTAGTATTTCATCTACCGTTAAATTTCTTATAGGTTCGCTTATTAATTTTCCACCATGCACTTTTGCGATTTCATATAAACCAGTCTTACGCAAACGTAAGTTGTGTAAATCTAGCTCGTTAACAACGCTTAATAAATAATCATTTGTACTATCAAAGATGTATTGATTACAGTTATCAAATCTTGGATAATATTCCATTAAATGTGGCGATTGCAAATATCTAATTTCATATTCTTCTGCCATTTCCTATCCCTCATTCCATTTCGAATTCTCTTTCAATAGCCCTGCGTCCCTTAGATCATTGTTCAAACTACGTGTCCCGTTCTCGTACCACACGTTAGCAAGATACCTACCGAACACATCGCTCTTGTGGGTCTGCACATAGATGTCTTTATGTTCTACACATTCTCTAGTGAACGCTGTTGCCTCTTTAAACTTATCCTGTCCTCTTTCTGGCGTATCGACACCTAGCAAACGTACACGACGTTTAGCGTAGGTATCAAAGCCATAATCGAGTAATATATCTATCGTGTCCCCGTCCACAACATTGGTGCATGTTGCTTTGTAGGTGTATAGATTGTTGATGTCCAATTAGTTATCCTCCAATAACTCTGGGTTTTCGTAGATGTTGCCGATAATTTCTTTATTATCTCCAGAATGCAATCCAAAATAGTCAAAACCGCCATTATATTTTTCTTTTAAATGAAATGCTGCATCAAACCATTTAACTGCATAAGTTTTATCATACGCATTTTTAACAATATCTCCTTCGTATATTTCAGTAATGCCATCGTCACATATACTCCAAACACCTGTTGCTTGCATTAATTCAACTTCATCAAGTTTCCTTTCATAAACAAATACACCTCTTTCTAAAATAACGCTGTCAGAACTAAACCATATAGCTGCAACATTGCACATCTTTTTTTCTTTTTTATCCCATACTCTAAATTTAGGTATCATCTCAAACACTCCCTGTTCCTTTTTATGTCACACTCACTAACTTTCATCGTCACTCTACTTCCTGCTACCTTAACCACAAAGCCTTTGACACCTAACTCACGTAACTCATGCTGTATTTGTGTAGGTGTCTTGCCTTGTGTAGCATAGCGATAGCGTTGGTTAATTGTGTTGGATAATATCATGCGTTCAACTCCTCATATTCGTCTGCCCACACATACATTAGTCCATCATTTACACATCTACTGTTGCATCTTCTTGCTATATGTCGTCGGTCAATGAACAATACACTTTGTGCCTCTACTGTGCTAGCGAACTCCTCTACAATCTCGTAATTACTATCCACTAGGTAAAGTGGTTTAGACCGCCCTGTATTTCTTCGATATAATCTGTACTTAGCAATGGTGGAAGGGAATAGGTTATCTGCTACAAGATTGTTGTATCTACTATCTCTAGGGTAAGCATGGTAACCTGTCTTTAAACCACCGATAAATGTTTCATACACAATATCAGCTGCACGATATTTACTGTTCTTATAAATTACTGTGATTACACCTTTACAACCATTACCGAATTTATATTTACCATTCGGCGTTTTCATTCTTCCTAAGTTACTTACGTATAGATCATATTTATCGCTATACTTCCAAATCTCATCTTCTTCGACAACTTTTTCGTTAAACTCTTGTTTCTTCTTAAATCTAGGTAACGTATCTGAAAAGAAACATTTTAGTTTATCGTTATAGATGCCATGTTTACTTTGATACCATAGGGTGTTGTGTGGAATACCCGTAACATTGTGTAGATGAGATAAGTCTGTTTTAGTTACTGTATGTGTGAATGGCTCGTACATATACACCATAGTTAGTCCTCCATTACGTCAATAACTTCATATTCAACTCTCTCTGGACTAGAAAAATCAGTTTCATCAGTTGAAGAAATCACTTCTAAGTCAGGACTACTATTAAAGAAACTTCCAGGAGTTTCAAATCCATAACGTGTTGCTGTTTCCATTTCGTCTAAGATTCCATCGATATCTTCGTTAGTATCTACTTCATATTCTCTAATTACTTTTATTGTTTCTTCTACCGTAATATTATATTTAGTCATTCTATTCCGCCTCCCATGTATTAATCGCAAATTCAACACTTTGCTTAGCTTTCTTTAAATCTTGTAAACCATTCTTTCTAGGCGCTCTCATTAAGTATTTGAGTGCATTGCCTACGTGATAAAAGACTGACGCTGATTTGTACGTCTTACCTACTAATTCGATAATCACTCGTGCTGAGAACTTACCGAATTGATAATGTGGTGGTTCGTGTACCATGTCTTGTTTTTCCTGCATATCCAGCTTACGTGTGAAAGGCTTTTTCACTCTGATAAAATCATCGTTATCAGTTATCGTAAATGTACGTCCACCTTGATTTTCTACTTCTGCTTTCCAAATTGTTTTTAATCTCTTTTCTTCTGCATACACTTGATTAACGATTGCTGTTTGAAAAGCACTAAACTTCTTATTAGCACATTGGAATTGGACTACATCATTCTTATTAAGTTCTGCAACTCTTACATTTTCCATTCGCCTATCCCCTTACCTTGTTCAATCTCAATAGGAACCTTGCCTTTACCATAGACAAGTTCCCAACCTCTTAATTTTTGCTTGTAGTATCTTTTACGAACAGTCGAATCTCCGACATCAAAATACTTATACACGTCGCATAGTCGATATTTCTTACCGCCAATGTACACATCTGGAATATTTTTATATCTATCGTACATACGATCACTTCCAACCTTCTGAAATCACACCAACGCTTTTTACATTGGTAATATCTAACTGTCTATCAAATTCATTAGGACGTTCTTCTGCTAACGCCATTACACGTTCTTCTTCGTCTAGTGTTTCATCTTCTGCATCAATGTAGGCAGTACCTTCGATTACAAAATTAACTTTTAGTTTTGCCATTACTCATCACCTACCAATTCGCCATTTTTCCAGATGAGTTTAACCGTTCCGTCATCGTTTACTAGATGAATAGTTCTTATATCTAGTAAATGTTCAGGATTTCTATCAGTTAATTGTTTAACCGAGCAATTTTCATAAACGACCGCTATGTCTCTGCCACTTTTTCGATCAAAAGAAATTTCTAAACACTTAGGGAGTTTTGTATCTTCTGTAACTTCTTCTTCGATTTCTACTGTGAAAGTGTCTGAATGCAGGCTATAACTTATAAATTCATTTGTCTTTATTTCTGGGTCGAATGAATAGTGTTCTTCGTTGTAATCAAATGTATAACCGTCTAACTCTACTTCCGTTTCTTCCTGCTCTAATAAATGTTTTAAAAATTCTTTAGGTGTCATTTCTACTTTTCGTTTAATCTTTACCATTCTTCATCTTCTCCTTTACGATTTCTAATGCTTCTTCTGGACTATGTGCGATACCATGTATCACATTGTGTTTCTCAAAGAAATCTCTGAATTTCACTTGTTCATCGCTTACTCTACCTTTTGGCTTCTTAATCTCTACTGCAACAAATTTTCCATCAGTTAATCTCACACCGAATACATCAGGAAAGCCTTTCGGTAGCAGTTTGATTGTTCTGCCACCTACTCGAACTGTTCCAGCATTAGCACGCCAGACTTTGCAGCCATTTGCGTTAAGTGTTTCAATAATTTGTTTTTGAATTTCGCTTTCTCTCACGTTGTCACTCCTACATATCAAATATCGTTGCTTGTAACCCTAGTTCTTCTTCATATAGAAGCTCATATACACCTTTGAAATGTTTTAACTCACTATCAGTCATCTCTTTATATTCTTCGCTAAAATGAGCGCCTGTGAGAGTTTTAACGATATTCACATCAGGCTTACGTTTCTCTACTTTTATTTCTTCTGTTCCGTCTGGTCTATAAAGGTAATACTTTTCGATAATTGCCATCTTTATCTCTCCATTTCATCTCTTGCTCAATAACTTCACGTACATTTTCATATTCATCAAACATGACAATCTCATCTTTTTTGAGCAATCTATCAATGGCCCAACCCATTTCGAGAATAAGTTCTCGAATGAGTGGCTCATCTTTATATACTTCTCGATACATAACACCTAACGTTTGCTGCAACTCTGCAATAATCATTAGTAAAACCTCTGTGTTTTTTTAAAGAATTGGAGTTCAACGACACCTGTTTCTCCATCTTTATTTTTAGCTACATTCAACTCAATATCTGATTTACCTGTATCATCATCTGCAAGTTCTCTATTGTAATAATCATCTCTGTAAAGCATGAATATCATGTTTGCATCTTGCTCAATGCCCCCTGCTTCTCTTAGGTCGGACATCATAGGTCGTTTGTCCTGTCTACTTTCTACACCACGACTTAATTGAGATAATGCGATAATGAGGCAACCTGTTTCTTTAGCAATGATTTTTAAATCACGACTGATTTTCTCAACTTCTAACCGTCTATCTTTTTGTGGCAAATCTGATTTCATAAGTTGAAGATAGTCAATGCAAATCACATGAGGTTTGTCACTTTGTCGCATTGCTATTTCTCTCACATCTTGTGGTGTAATCTGTGCATGATCTTCAATTCTGAAATGACTGTGTTGTTTAATGCTATTGATTGCAGCCATTACTCTATCGACTTCATCATCACTTAGTCCGTCTGACTTTTTAATCTTATATAGTGGAACGTTAGAAATTGCCGAAGTTAATCGTTCAACAATGTTGTTACCTCCAGTTTCCAAACTAAAGAATGTTGTTGGATAACCTTCTTTTGCTAAGTTCCAAACAATATTAAGTGCAAGTGCTGTTTTACCTGTACTAGGACGTCCAGCAAGCACGTTTAATTGCCCTTCTTCAAAGCCATGTATCTTTTCATCTAGTCGTTTAAAACTCGTCGTTATGAACGTCTTAGGCGTATCTGAGAGTATGTTTTCCATAACACTTGTTAGGAATGTATCAGTAGGATTATCTTTTTCAATCGTCAACGTATCTAGTTCTTTTAATTGTTCGATAAGATACTTGAAGTTTTCTTTTGATGGTGAAGATTGAAAATTATTTGTTTCATTTCTAGCTTGATTTAGAATATACTCATTCAAAATGTTCATCTGGTCTTGCATAAAGTAAGTTTTGTCAGTACCATTTGAGTTAAATAATTTAGTTAAAACTTGTGTAGGAATGAACTCTACATCTTCTCTACTTTTGTAGTAAATTTCATTCACATCTACCTTGCCTTTATCTAACACATGCTGCACAAACTTTTGCGCGTTTATATCAGTAAACATTTCAGGTTTAAGTTTTAACTTGCTTAATAAGTTAGGATTTCGCATTAAGTTTGAAACAATAGAGTGTTCGGCGCTTAATACATCAAGTTTCGTCATCCATAACACCCCATTCTTGTTTCATCTGCTGCCATTTCTTTTTACGTTCTTCGTGACGTTTTTTAAATTCAGGATCATGTTGTAATTTATAGGCTTTCGTTTCTTCAACGGGAATAGTATCAACAATTTTTGTGCTTAGTTTGTAACCTAATATTTCAGATACAGTAGGTTTAAATTTCTTTTCTTTGATGTACTGTTTTGTTTTTAATAATGTTTGTTGATAGTCACCATTCTTTGTTAGAAAATCTAACCAAATCTTGTATTTTTCATCATTGAATTTCATATCGTAGACATTGCCGACTAATTCAATGATGTTAAATGCTTCTGCTTCGGTCATCGGCATAGTGTCTAACCTCCAAATAACTCTTTTTTCTTCTTAGCTAGGAAATCATCTTCTTGTTGTTTAGGCTTGACTTTTCTTTCTGCATCTTCTTTTGTCTTTACGTCTTCTCTAGCCCAGTTTTTCAAAACAGTAGTAAAGTAACCAACATGATTACCTTGTTCTTTTGTGTAATCAACAGCAACTTTTACTACTTCATCTGCATGTTCTCCTATTTCATCAATATCTTCTCCAATAAGTTCTAATTGAATAGGTGATAAGTTATTAGCTAAGTTATTTGTGATGTAATTAATTGATTTGGCGAAGATGTCGTTACTTCTATCTTCTTTCTTCTTATTCTTATATTCTTCTTCTTTTTCTTCTTCTTCTTCTGTATCGTTACGTAACGTTACGGTAACGTTACTTTCTAATTTATTTTGCTTTTGACGTTCTCTATAACGTTGCTGGCGAAGTCTATTTTTCTCATTATGCTTACTTTTACTGTCTAAACTTTGATGTTTCTCCCAATTCTTAACTTTATATGCACCTTTGACTTCTTCTACCATTCCTAATTCTTCAAAAGTTCTCATTGCTAATCTGATTGAATTAAGTGGCCGATTAAATTCATTGGCTAACATCTCATTGTTAAACGGTAGATTTTCAGATAACATGATGAAACCTTGTTCGTTATACTTACCAGCAAGAGTTAGCAACTTTACCCAAACAGTAATGATTGTGTCACGTTCAGGAAGTGCCTCAATGTACTTAATTTTGCTGTCATCAAACATTCCAACTTTAAGTTTTATCCACGATACTTCACTCATTTGTCTTTACTCCTTTCAACATTTTATTTAAACGATCGTCTACTTTGATCCAGCTATCCTGTAAGATATATTTCTCATCAAAAGACTTAACACCTATGTTGTGCTGTTCGGAATGATGTTCTCTGCATAAAGCTAGAACTTCATAATCGTAATGCTGCATCTTCTTACGGTTAGCACCACGACCTATTGCGTAGTGATGTGCAAGGTCTGCTCCACTTTTGCCACATATTACACAGTTACGATTGACTGTGGCCCAGTACAGCAATGACTTATCGCCTTTTAATAAATCACTTGTTTTGTAAGCAAGTATTATTCCGTTAGCGAATACCCAGTCGATGGTTACTTCGATAATCTGACTTGCTTGTGTACGTGTACAATTACTAAGTGAAATGCGTTCATCATACCCGTAATATGTTCTTACATATTCAATGAACATATGGCGCATATAGTCCATTGGCATACCTGTATGGACTTCTATATCTTTGACAAGTGCGAATATCTTCTTACGCTGCTTATTCGTTATTCTGAATGGATCAACTGGAATGACATCGACTTCTACATCAAAACCGTTATCTAATAGAAGTGACGTTTTGTTATCTAGTTCTACACCCTCAATGACAACGGTAGTTGTACCGTCATCTTGAGTAATGTAATTTTTAATAATTGGCATTTAATCACTGCCCTTAATGATTAAAGTTTCATTGTTTATATCTAAATCGCCTTTTACTCTAAGATAGTCGGCTAAACCTCTGCATGATTTACATGGTGTTTGATGACAAAAATTTCTTTTAGCACACTTTAATTGTGTAGGCGCATCTTGTTTTGCTAATCGTTCATTAATTTCCAAATACATATTAGTAGCTGGACAATCAGAACATCTGTTTTTTCTTAACTCTAGTGGCTCACCTTCGTTAGAAAGATGTTCAAAAAATTCCTTTTCTTTATAAGAAACTTCAACGTTAGTTAGTTGTGCCATTTAAATCACTCCTAGAACGGTAAATCGTCATCATCTATATTTGCGTTGTTATCATTTGCAAACGGGTTATTGCCTGCTGGTGCTTGTCCTCGTTGTTGTTGAGGTTGACTGTTTTGTTGGTTGCTACCTTTGTTGTCTAAGAATTCAATTCTGTTAGCAATCACTCGTACTACTGAACGATTGTGTCCTTCTTTATCTTGAAATCTATCTTGTTTCAAGTTGCCTTCAATTAAGATTTTGCTACCTTTACCGCAATAGTCAGTGAGTAGTTGAGCAGTTCTACCAAATGCTGCAATATCAAAGAATGAAGTGTCATCTTTTTTGAATGGGTTGTCTACTGCTAATGAGAAGTTAGTTACTTGTGTTTGTCCTGCTTGTTTTAGTTCTAAGTCTTTAGTGATACGTCCTGTTAAAATTGTTAAATTAGTCATTATTCAATTCCTCCAAGCCATTTATTAATTTGTTGTCTTGTAACGTTGATTTGTTGTTTGTTTAAATCATTTACGTTCATATTTTTTAATTTTTCTATCTGTTCTTGATATTTGCTTGCAGCATTACTTCTTTCAGCAATTTCGATAAAACTATCTGCTTCTTGTCTAAGCAACTCTTTCAATTGGTTACTTGATGTTGCATATCTTTCTTGTTTTTGTTTTGCATCGGCATCATCTTCATCAGTTGGAATATTGAAGAATTTCATTAAGAAGTATCTTTCTGCATAAGTTAATGCAGTACCATGTGCTTTTGATACATCGTCTTGTTGACCTACTGCATAGAAAGTGACTTCGAATTGTTCTTCTGGTTTGTCTGCATTGATCCATACATAAGTTAATTTCATTTCAACGATAAATTCTGATGTTGTAATCTCACGACCAGCCTTTTTATTAAATCTTGTCACATCAATTTGTTTGTAATTTTCTTCTGATGTTTTAGGTACAAGTAATAAATTGTTTTCAATCATCTTATTTCTAATTCTGTGCAATACTTGAGAGCCACTTACATATGAGTAGTTGTAACTTTTTGCATCTTTAGTAAAGCCATCAATATTAGCTTTAACATCTGCTATTTTTTGAAATAAGTTGAGTTCTTGTTGCTTCTCAGTCATCAAGTTCTACCTCCTCATATTTATCTTGTTCTATGTGCGTATGTTTGATAGCTTTGTGTACCGTCATATCTATCGAACTTTTATCTACTCCATTAAATTCTTTTGCATCTCTGAATTCAGTTGAGTATTTGATTGCTGGGAAGTTATGACTAGGCATGTTGGTTACATATAAGTCGTTATCTTTTCGTTTGAGTATATAAGTGACTGTTTCTTTCACGTTCATGCACCTCCGTACATTCGACTATTGACTGTGCGTTTTTATCGGCACGAGTGCTTGCTGATTGGTACATTCTTGACCAATATCGAACGTCTTTTCTTAGTTCTTCTTTTTGGTTTTCGAGTAACTCAATTTCTTGTCGTGCAAAGTCTAAATCTCTAGTTAAAATAAATAGATCAAGTGAGTTTTTCTTGAGGTTTTTCCATTCCTTAAAAGATATTGTTATATATTCTTGTTGCATGCTAGTCCTCCATTGTTATATGATTAACTTGTATAAATTTTGTTTAATGTTGGACTGTTTGCTATTGGCGTAGCAATCAGTCTTTTTTTAATTCAATAAACTCTTTCATGTCTTTAATTGCTTGTCTGTAACCTTGAAGATAAATCTTTTGTTCTCTATCTACTGTATGACGTGGTATTTCTATACCATCATATTTTCCGTCCACGTAATCTTTGAATTTAACTTCAACATTCTTAGTTATTCTTCTTTTTCCATGCAGTAACTTACAAATATATGCTTGAGAAAAACCTAGTAAATAACCAAATTTATTCATACTCAAACCATCTTTTTCCATTTTCTTACTAACTTGTTCAATTAATTCCATGTTTACTCCTCCGTTTCGTAATAAAAACTGTCAAAGAATACGTATGTCGCTAGTGCAATTAACAGCGCTGTTCCTAATGCTTTCATGAAGAACATTCCTGTAATGAACAATGCTGTGGCTAGCGTTAAGAACATTGCTCCAGCGATTGTTAATGATTTATCTTCGTTAGTCATCTCATCACCCCCCTTAAAATACGTTTACATTATGTGTGAACTTGAAATCTTCAATGAATTTCTGCTGACATTTACCGTCATAACCACATATGTGATAGGCAAGTCCACGATTATTTTCATCGTGTAAATAGTTATCAACTCTTTGTGGGTATTTTGTTAGTAAGTAGTCTGCTGCGAGTTCTAGTTCTATATCTGAACATGTATTGATCAAACGTAAATCTTTAGTTAGTAGCTTTTTGTTTTCCATGTTTTTCTTCCTCCTTAACTAATTCTGGCAATATACCGAATTCTTCAAATTTTTTGATGAATTTATCAAAGACTTCTTGTGTCATTTCATTTGTTGTCATCTTTAATCACTCCTTTCGTGTATAATCACCTCTAAGGAGGTGTGAATATGAATAAAATTAAACCTTATGAATTACAAGAGTTTTTCAACCAACGTAATGAACGTGCTAAAGAATTGATAAAAATATTTAGAGATGAAAATCCAGACAATAACCCTTTAGTAATTAGTGGCTATAAAACTCGTGCTGTTAGAGAAGCTAATGATGAAATGCTTATCCAACTTTTAGAAAAACTAGATTTATTGGAAAATAAATAATTCAGCATTCTTTGCATTTTCATCGTTCACTATTTTAGCTAGTTGCTTTCCATTTAATTCGATATTTGGTTTCCTAGCACTTCTAATCTCCTCCGCCAAGATGACGATTAGGAGTGCTATTTTTAATTTTTTCAACATCGTTTTCTCTCCTTTTTGTATAATTGATTTATTCCTTATTGAAAGGAGGTGCACTATCTATGGCTAAAGGTACACATTATAGTCCCAAAGAATTTGCTGCTGCTTATATTCAAACTCTCCCGCATGCCAAAGACATAGAGGAGTTTAATAGCAATGCTGATTATTGGGAATACTTAAAAAAACGCCGTAATCTTTATTTCAATGAGTACATTGACGCAATAGATTTTGCTGATAGTTTTGGTAAGTCTAGTGTAGAAATTGATAAAGAATAATCGATTTTTCTAGTATTCTTTTCAATTTTCATAACCTTCCATATCACAACTGCCATTGTGGTGAGGAGGGTTGTTTTGTATAAAATGTTCATTGTCATGCCTCCTTTTTGTATAATTTAGTTATCCCTTATTGAAGGGAGGTGTTGTCTATGGCTAAAAAGTCGAATGTTTCTATTGATTTTGATGTAAAACAATTTGATAAAGACCTTCAAAAAGCTTTGGATAAACAATTAGCTAAATTTGATAAGAGAATGAAATGTCCAGAATGCGGTAAAAAAGTGACATTCAAATTCAGAAATTATAAAGCTAAGTGTCCGAAGTGTGAGGTCGAAATCACTCTAAATCGAAAGTAAGTTTAAATTTCTCCAATTTATCAAAATCATCTTTTAAAGCTGCAATGTCTTTTTGAATTGTCTCCAGCAATTCATCTAGTTCATTGCGGTTTGTCATATTGAATTTTAATTCGAAACTATTTTTCTTTTTACGTTTAAACATTTTATTTCCTCCTATTAATTTGCTTGTTCGATTGTTTGGTATAATCACCTTTGGAGGTGATTTATATGACTTGGTATGAATTTGAAAAATATTTTAGTTCTTTCCAACCAGAGGTTGAAAAGCAATTTGGTAACGATAGTGAATACTTTCGTAATTTATTATCAGAATTAAAAAGAGATAATTCTGAAGGTTTCTCAGAAGAATTTTTATATTCACTAGCTATGAACGAATGTTCTAAGCTTTATTCCGAAACACTCATTTACAATGTTGCTCGGCAGATTTTAAAAGACGACGAGCAGAGTCAGTAGCACTTTCAGGTCCTTTCGGTATAATAAATGACTCTTTTGTTAATTCTGAATAATTCTTAGGTCGATTGAGCAATTGTTCTATAACTGTTACAGCAGCGTATAGAATGATTGCTTTTTTAATTGGTTTTAAATATTCCATTTGATTTCCTCCTTAAATTTCAACCGCTGATGGTCTAATGTCTTTGATAAATTGAATAGCTAAGTCTACATCTTTACGTTTGATGTGATTGTTAGGTGCGTTACCTTTCATACCTAGATGTTTCTTAGATTTAACTAGTAATTTTGATTTGACTTTTCCTAATTGATGTCTGTATTCTTCTTTAGCTTTCTTGTTTGCTAATGCTTGTTCATATACATCTCCGATTAAGAATTCGTCTATCGTTACTTGAATACCAGCTTTACCTAGAATTTGTTCAGCTTTAGACTTAATAGCAAACTTGATAGCGTCAATGTCTTGTGGCGTTACATATTCGCCTTCGAATTTTTCGTTCAATTCTTCTAATTTTTGATTACTTACTTTTCCTGTTGAGATTAAGTAATCGAGTTTGTCGCTTACTAACTGTTCGATAAGTTGGTTCATATCATCTAATGAAGTAATTCCATATGCACTTGCCAACTCATTATGTTGTCTTTCTACTTTGATGAAGTAACCTCTAATTTTTCTTCCGATTTCACTACGTTGTATCATTGAAATTTCTTTTGCCATGTCGAGTGTCATGATGTGATCGAGTTGCTCATAAGTACGTAGTCTTTTTTGACTTTGTACTTTTACACTCTGAATAATATAATCAATATTTTCTTCAAAGCCGTATGCAATCATCCGTTCCATCCATTTATCATATTGAGTTCCGATTTCTAATCCTTTGTGTAATTCGCGTCCACTTACTGCAACTGTTCCATCTTCATTTCGTTTCAAATTGAATAGTTGTTGAATTTCGTTCATAACATACTCCTTTTAGGTTGATATTTTATTTATTCCCGTTTTCGGGATGTCAGGGTTATAAAAAAAGTCGTTCATATCCAAATCAAGTATATAACAAAGTAAGCTAGCTTCTTTTAAGGTAAAGTCACTTTTGTTTCTGTTTATCTTTTGACTAAATCTATTAGTTGTCATGCCCATAGCCTCAGCAACTTCTTTATGTTTTATACCGTTTTTATCTAAATACAAACGAAGTTTAGTATGTTTTTGACCTTTCATACTTTCACCTCCTTATTTCCCGTTTTCGGGATTACACTTAGTATCTTACACTCCTATATATTCAAAGTCAATGAAAAAATTCCGTTTTCGGTAAATTTATTCAAAATATATGTTGCATTTTCGGGATACAAATATTATAATAATATTTGTAAAATATGAACTTAGGAGAAAAAAACATATGGAAAATTTCGAAAAGAATCTAAAAGCATTAAGAAAAAACAGAGATTTATCTTTACAAGAATTAGCAACCAGACTTAATAAAAATTATAATGTTAAATTTTCAAAAACTTCCATTGACCGTTGGGAAAGAGGAGAGTCAAGTCCTTCTATGGACCACGCGAGTGCATTAGCACATTTTTTTGATATTTCATTGGATGAATTAAGTGGACTTAAAGAAATGAAACAAAAAGAACCTACTACTCTTTCTGCTCACCTTGAAGGTGAGTTAAAGCAAGAAGATATAGATTACATAATGAGTTTAATAGATAGATTTAAAAAAGAGGACAAATAAAGGGATTGGTTTTAATGTCACGTTATGAACAATTACTCACTGAGAACGAACACATCAAAATTAGAGATACACACTCGCTACCAGACC